CGCAGTAGCAATTGCATAAGTCATACAATCAATCTCAACTTTACACTCAGCTAATACACTTCTGCCGCTACCAATAATATCACGGTCACGCACAATAATGCAACCACCTTCTGCGATTGGATGGTTAGAACCCTTGGCAACTTCTTTGGCTACGTTCATAAAATACCGGTCTTTGTTAGGTATAAACGTAGGGTCAGAAACAATAGGTTTTTTCCTTGACATATCTCACATTAGTTAATCAACGTATCTATAGTAAGAAAGAAACCCAGACAATGAGAGAATGGCTTACTCAAATCTAGATGATTTTGACTATACAAATGAGGATGAAAAGTATCGTGTATTCGAGTGTGACAATGTCTATTGGAAGTTTGATACTACACTAGATGAGTTAAAAAAAGAACATCACCTGGTGAATAGTCCTGCACACTACACACGTGGCAAGACAGAAGCAATCGAAGTGATTGAAGATGCAATTCAAGATGCACCAACACCTGCAGAAGGATTGCTTCAAGGTCAAGTACTAAAGTACATACTTAGAATGTGGCTAAAAGAAAAGCCTTTGCAAGATGCAAGCAAAGCACGTTGGTATTTAAACCGTTTGATTAGCAAGCTTGAGGAAGCCGGTTAGGCATATAGCCGGCGTTAGCCGGCCTAACACCTGCTGAAATAAATGCCACCTTCAGTCTGCTCAAGGGACTCGTGGCTTTGAATATGCTGTGCTAATTGAATGTACAGATCGGCTAAGGGCATTGATGTATGCCGAAAGAAACAGGCATAGCCTTGAGCTAACCCTTCGTGTGGATGCTCAGGTGAATACCACAACGTAGGTTTAATGCAATCCCAAGGCTCTAATAAATTAGATACCCAAGTGTTTAATTCTTCTATACGCTGAGCTGTTTTAATAATGTGAGATTCGTGTGCTTGCTCAATAGGGACACTCAATTTATCATTAGTATTAATAAGAGCATTCTTCCACATCAAAGTCCCATCTCTATGTATTAAACGATAGAGATGCACACTATTACCAGAAGGTAGCTGTATAAAATTAGCATCACTGAGATGTTTAGACATTAAACATCTCCTTTCTTTTCTTCAAAATAATCTAAGTCACGCTGCCAGCTATCACCTGCGTACTCGTTAAAACAAATGCGACCAATATCTCTAAAGGTGCTATAAAACAAAGACACTCTATCAACGCTAGTGATAGTTGTTTCAACTGGCGGGCCATAGACAATAACATTCCACATAGATGGAGAGATAGGCTCAAACCCCTCAGAAGTAGCTTTAAGTTGTTTAACACGTTTAAATGGTATGCAGAACGGATAGTCATAAATGACTGGTGCTGCTCGCATCAATTCACTAGCATTTGTAAAAAATAAAAAGCTATTGATATAGTGATTGCGATACTCACTAATAGTTTTATTCAGCCAGATGCGTGACGTACGCACTGCACCTTTGGGTGCAACAAATACATTGCCGTGCCAGTGCTCTTGCAATGGGTTGGTTTCAATAGATGGTACCGATGTAGCATTGACTAGTACTTGCTGAACAGGATCAGACGTCGGGTCAAAGTCAATGCCACCCATTACTTCACGTGCACGCTCAATAATTTGCGGTGGTGGATACAGCGGTAGTTTAAGGCCAGAAGCTTTAAGCTTATCAGCCAAGTTTTGCTGTGTTCTTTCTGAGGCTTTCTTGGCCCCCACCTGCTTCGATACTAAATGTTCTTGTTCCTGCATCACTAATCAGAGTAATTAATACATTTTTTGACCAGTCATTTGTATCAATTTCATTCATCAAGTCTCGAAGAAACTTAAGAACATCTTCGTCACGCTCAGATTCTGCTACTAATAAATCTGATTCAACATCTGCTCCACTCATATAGCTTGTGGAGTCATTAATCAAATTAATAACAAGAGTACCTGCACCTCTGTTTTGAATACCATTCAATGCAATATTAATAAAGTCAGTGAGGATCAACTCAGCAGTAGCAGCAAGAAACTTACGTTCTTTTTCTGCATCTTCTCCAACTTTATCCGAATGAAAAAGCTGGTTTAATAAATCAGTGCGGCGGGACATAATACTATGACTCTTTACTAAGGATAGTTAAATTAAAATTCATTTGTGGGGTTATCTTCAGACTCTTCATTATTAATTGGCTTACGAAATAAACCACTATCTTCTGGTTCTGTCTGAGAGATGTGCTTGCCTGCAAGGATGTCAGTCATCACTGCTTCAAAGCGCTCTGCAAAGCCTGTATCGGGGCTCATAAGCAAGGCTGCACGAGCATCGATAGCTGCAGTTTCATCTAACCTTGTTTGCTCTTTGAGGGCTTCCTCTAGTACGTACTCAGAGACTTGCTGCTTGAGTGTATGTAATTGACAAGCAAGCTCAAATGAATCTAAAAAGCTATCTTGATCAACAAAGACACCTACGTGCTGAGGGATAAGGTGAAACGGATTACAGCAATACTTTTCACCACAGGTAGTCTTGACACCTGTATAACCTAAGTCGCCCCAAGTAAACCACATAGCTACACGCTGAGGGTGATGCTGAGTAGAAGTACTAATACCAGGACGACGCCAAGAAAACTGTGGCTGCTTAGTTCTAGGATTAATAGTACCCTTCCACAACCAGCAATCATCTGGTTCACCCATATCAACTTGTGACCAGAACTTCAGTGCTTTAGACCTATACTTCTTAAGCAATCTATTGATGTCAAAAGAAATCATACCTTCGCGTGCAGTTGCTACGCAACGGACGCAAGCTTGATGACTGTCATATCGCATTGAGTGCGATGAGAACCTACCAAGTGAGTGACCACTGTAAATACAAAGCTCACCTTCTTCTGCAGTGTTAGACATCTGATGATGTCGTCTACCATAAGCGTGACCTCCACGCTTTTTACTTGGCTGTGCTTCAGGCATATTAGAAATCTCCTTCAGGTTTTACGTAGCTACCACCAAGCGCTGGATACTGATCTTCATCAGGCAGCGGTTCAATTTGATGGTTGATCATATATTCGTAACGAGTTGAATTCTCGTATTTAATACGAACCAATTTTGCACGAGGTGTGTAGTACTCAGGCCTACCCACTACGAGTGCTGTTTTGTCATTGGATTGAACACGCACGCGCAGTCCAATCTTTATGTCATTTGCTTTCATTGTAATCAAAAGTCATTTAAGATATGGTCTTCAGTAAGCGGGTCATCTGTAGGACGGACCCAAAGGCGAACTGACTTAGTCTTTTTAGTAACAGGATCTTTACGAGAAGTATTTAGTCGTCGCCAACCAAGTGTTTGCAGAACATCTGCTACACGTCTAGCTTCACGCCTACCCTGTTGCCGTGGATCAAGATCCAAAGCTTGGGTCAATACATCAGCAGCAGTAACTTCTTCTTTGACAGAAATGAATGCACTAATCTTTTCTGTCCAAGGATCAGGGTCACCAAACTCTTGAATGTATTCAGCAATCTGTGCAATCTCACCGCTATTAAATTCGTAGGACGCATCTTCGCGGTAAGCTTTGATTGCTGCTGCCCATAGACTATCACGTTCTTCAGCTAATTGTTGCCAAGGAATCAAGAATTTTGCACCAATTTCTAATGGCACAAACCTACGATTACCAGTGCTATCAACAAGGAACTGGTTGCGATTAGTAGTACCAATCATTACAAACCTACGCAACAGCCGTTCAGGCAGACTTGCGTAAGGTCTACGAACTTCATCACACCTAGTAGTAATTAGGTTCTTGAAGTTTTCAATGTTCCTTGCTTGGAAGAAGTGATCAATCTCAGGTAGCTCAAGCAGCCAAGCAACGTGAAGTCTGTACTGCTCTTTCATCAGTGTCTCTAGTGGAGTACTGACTTCAGCAAACAGCTTCTCTGGTACCAAGCTACGGCTGAACATAGACTTACCTACACCTTGTGCACCAACAAGGATTGGCAGCCAAGACATACTGCAGCCAGGGTTATAAGCACGAGCAACAGCACCAATCATCATCCGCTGCATTGCCAGCGTTGCAAGATTATGTGGGTTACCTAGAAATACTTCGCCAATTTTTTCCCAATCTTTATGAGGGATTGCATGGGCCGAACAGCTATCAAGGTACCTACGAATAGGACAGTAACGATTCTTACCTGCTGCATATTGAATAGCAGCTTTGATACGTTGCTCGGGTATGAACACACCGTGCTCACACGCAAGCTTAGTAGTCATCAAGTCAAGGTCATTACCTTCGAGCTCTACTGTTTTACCAGTAGGGTCAGTGTATTCAATTGCACTAGTGAGTTCATTCTTGCGCAGCATAGTCAAGATTTCCTTGACCTTAGCTACATCATTCTCACGTTCTTTAGCAGCATCACTGCTGGACTTTTTAGTCCTCCCGCCTTTTTTAGTGACGGCTTGTGATGCATCAGGTATTGGTTCATAGTCAGTTTGCACTGGCACCTCCATTGAATGTATAACGTCATCGAAATCAGGTAATGCATCAAACTCTGTATAGCCAGCAGCATTTCCTACAGCACCAAAGCGTAACTCTGGTGGTAACTGTGATGTCCAGTTACTATCTTGCTTTTTAGCAAGTGAATATAACTTAGCAGGCCCAGACTTCTGCCCGAGACCTCGCCATTTGAAAGGCTGTATGTTTTCATCTTTCTCACCGTGATGACCTTTAAGTACCCAGTTAACCCAGTTGTCAAAGACACCTTGACCAACACCAGCACACGCAGCCATCACAGGCACGTAATAAGATTCATACTCACCATCTTCAGATGGCACTAGAAAATTATCTAGTAACCACTGGCAGCGGCGAACATCGATGTCAGTGACATCACTTGCAGACCAAGCAATATCATCTTCGTAATCAATATCATCTAGCAAAAACGATGGAACAGATGCATCATTATTGAGCTGCCACTGTGCACGAGTGTTGCCATACCACAATCGCTCACGCTTTTGACCGCAGTTATCTTCTAATGCTTCAAGACCTAGCTCAGCAAGTAACCTATCAACTACAAGCCAGTAAGCACCTCGGTGCTGCCTATCGCTCTGTAGCTCAAGGTCTAGTGGAAAGATGGCACGAAACCTGTG